TTACTAGCGGTGGCTAAATTGTCAGAACCAATAGTGGCTCCGTTGATTGTAGGGCTGGTTAAAGTTTTATTTGTAAGTGTAGCAGTTGAACTTACTGAAACTAATTTTGCATCACCACCACTACTTGGTAGTGTTAAAGTGTTAGAAGCAGACTCAGAGTGTGGGGCACCAATAAGTGTCTGTGCGTGTGCGTTACTAGACTCACAATAAAATTTAATCTGTGATACAGCACCGCCATCATTTTTAAGATCGATAAGACCACCTTCAATAAATAAATCGTGTGGTAAAGTTACATGACCACTTGCATCTTCAAACACAGTTTTGCTTGCGGGTAACGTACAAAATACATCTTTCGTGCCTGATGCAAAGTTTACGGCACTATCACTATTAGAACTAGATATTACAGTGGTGCGTGTTAGATCGGAACTGTCGCCGTCCAATGTACCAAGACCAACTTCAAACTCAGCTGCTGTTCTGTGAACTATTGCATAGTAAACAGTATTACTGTTACCAATACCTGCTGCAAAAGTTTCAAAACCAGATACAGCTCCACCAAGCGCAACGGCGCCTGTGCCGGTTGTAGTTGTAATTTCTCTAACTCTATCGTTTAAGACTAGTGCCATTATGTATCCTTATGCAAGTCTAATAATAGCATTACTAGCGTCAGCTGCAGGAAACTGCACAACGAAATCTCCGTTAGTTGCAGTCTTCGTGCCACCAAAATCTAAAACAACACAAATTTTATCACTGTTAGTATCGTTGTAAATCATAGCGCCCACAGCAGATAAAGTTACAGATGAAAAAGTAAGATCTGCAAAATCAACTGTAGCAGTTGTTCCATCTGATGAAACAGCCTGACTAGATAAGGTGTTGCCTCCAGATGTATAATTTGTGCCAGAAGAACTAACTTGGTTAGTAGTTGTAAAAGCTGTAGTAGATGCAGTTAGACCAGATATATCTGTGTATAACGCTAACTTAAAACTATTACCACCACTTGCAAAATTATGTGTGCCAGACAAGAGTTCTGTCTTAAAAGATGTAGGTATAACATTTGCCATATATTTTCTCCTCTTATTACGGTGTTGGTGATTGTATTGGTAGAC